AGAAGAAATCAAGATGATTACCGATAAGATTGAGCAGACATTTGCAATCTTGGCTAAGGAATTGGCGGCTAAATAATGGCTTCGTACACACTTCGCCCTAACGCCAACTGGCGTGGAGATACGCTTTTTACAGGCACAGGTGGCTCTGACCATGCAGTTTTAGCAGACGATAGCGATGGAACTTTTCTTCTCCGTACCAGCACAACGGTACCCGCCTCTTACGAGGCTGAGTTCGGAACCATTACTTTGTCTGCCGATGAAACAATTAACTCAATCAATCTTCGCGCTCGCATCTCCGCCTTAGCGGCAGATTCTCTTGCTCAGTTCAGCATTGGTGTAATTACGGACCGCAATGGTCGCACCGTTACTTATGGCATCCCAGTTACCAGACAAGGAATACGAACTGCAAGCGAAGTTGATTTAGGTATCAAATTAACAAGTGCGCCAAATGGTGCAACTTGGACACAAGAACTTCTTGATAATCTAGTAGTTAAATTTACAGATGGTGCTACAGGCTCAACAGTTTTGCCACCAGACCCAACAAATAGAACAACTCTTTACGCGCTGTATGTTGATGTTGAGACGGCTCCACGCCCCACATTGACCGTAACTGCACCAACAGGAACAGTTACAAATACATCCTTTCCAGAAGTCACATGGACTCCAGTATTTTCTGACGGTAGCCCACAATCTGCTTATGAAATTAAAATTTTTGATGCGGCTACCTATGGTGGTGCTACCTTCAATCCAGATACATCTGCACCCATTATTGGTACTGGAGTTGTTACTTCAACCGATGACGGTCAAACTCTTGAAGGCGACTTAGCCAATAGCACTACCTACCGCGCTTATGTCCGAGTTGCTTCTCTTATCAATGGCAATAACTATTTTAGCGCTTGGGCTTTTTCACAGTTCTCTTTAGCCATTGATTCTCCTGCTACCCCTACAGTATCCGCTTTCTACGACTCAACTTCAGGAGCAGTCACGGTAACAATTTTTGGTCGAACAAATGCTATGACTGCTAATCAGGCTTCTTTTGAAACTAATACAGACGGATGGGCGGCAGTTGCCAATTGTTCCATCTCGCGCAGTACATCTCAGGCATCAAGTGGCTCTGCATCCCTCGCGGTTCTTTCTGGTTCGGCTGGAGATATGACGGCATCAACGACCACGGCTACCAAGTTTGCGGTATCCGCTAATAACAAGTTCTCGGCTACCGCTGAGTTTAGGTCTGCTTCAACGGCTCGTTCTTGCTCCGTTGGAATCATCTGGCTCAACGCGGCTGGAACTGCTCTCTCAACTGTTATTGGTACAGCCGAGAATGATTCATCTAGTGCTTGGAACGAGTGCAATGTTTCTGGAACCGCTCCAGCAACAGCCACTCATGCTCAAGTAATTGTGAAAATTGCAAGCGCTGGTTCGGCTGAAACTCACTACATAGACAAAGTGGCTTTCCACGCTGGAGATATTCCTGTATGGACTCGCGGTGGATTCAAGACATTCTCATTTGTAGTTGAGCGCTCTCAAGATTCTGGAACAACATTCGAAACAGTTCGAAATAGCCCAGTAATGGCATCGGCATCACAAATTGCCACTCTGGATGATTATGAAGTTCCTCTTGATACAACCGTAATTTATCGTGCGAAGGCGAGGGCTGAAATCTAATGGCTATTCTTTCATCTGGTTTTGTATCAACAGAGCCAATTCAAATTACAAATCCTAAAATTTGGTCATTTACCGCTATTGAAAGCCCGACAATTGCTGTTCGTTCACTTAGAGTCCAGCAACCTTTGAATTCACAGATTGTTGAATCTTACGGACAATTCAAACCCCTTGGAGCATCTAAGACAATTGTTGTTGCTACCAGCATTTATGGAATTGATGGCTCGTATGAGTTCACCACTCAAGGAGAGACAGAGTGGGAAAACCTTTATCCAGTCCTTACTTATCAAGGAGTTCTCCATGTTCACGACCCACTAGGTCGTCAAAAGTATGTTCGTTTTGTAGATAGAACTTGGACTGAGGTTGGAGCAATTGGGAATCTAATCCGAAATGCCAAGGTCAATTACTTTGAGGTAGGCGCTCCATAATGTATCCCGTAACTGACAGATTTCTTTCGTCAGTTCGAAAGTCTCATATATCTAAAATTAAGGTAGAGATTTACGATACTGCTAACGGAAACATTTTGAGTACGGTATCTCCAATCGGCGGAGAAGTGACAATTGATAGTCGCCGTTCTGTCCGTAGGCAATGCTCTCTTGAGTTCGTAGATTCTGATGGAACCCTTGTTCCCACCAATAACCGCTCCTCAGTTCTTTTGCCCTATAACCGTGAAGTAAAGATTTACCGTGGAGTTCAATATCAGGATGGAACCGAAGAATTAGTTCCCCTCGGTGTTTTCCAACTTACAACCGTAGAGGTTTCAGATAGTTCTCAAGGTGTAAAGATTTCTGTCCAAGGCTCAGACAGAAGCCTCCGAGTATCTAAGGCTAAGTGGACAAGCCACAATTTTTATATTGACGATGCCACTCCAAAAGAAACAGCAATTGCTCAAATCCTAAAAGACCGCTACCCAAATGTGAAGGTAGATTTTCCAGCCACAGGTCAGGTGACTTCGATTATCTATCCATCCCTAGACCAGTCATCTGACCCTTGGAAAGAATGTCTTAAGATTGCTGAGTCGGCTGGCATGGATTTGTACTTTGATGAAAATGGTACGGCTCGCATGAGACCAATTCCAGACCCCGATTTAGGCAATGCTTTAGTTGAGTACACAGACGGCGAAGATTCAGTTCTGACCCAATTAGGTCGCAATCTATCCAGCGATGAGTCCTATAACCATGTCATTTACACAGGTGAGGGAACAAACCTCACCATCGGGGTTATTGGTGAGGCTTTTGACGATAACCCATCTAGCCCTACCTATGTGACTACCTACGGCTCAGTTCCTATCTTCAAATCCTCTCCCAATATCCTTACTGTCGCCGAGGCTGTAGAGGCGGCTCGCGCTGAGTTGAAAAAGGTCATTGGGGCATCCGAGAAAATTACATGGGACCAAATTGTAAACCCAGCCCATGATGTCTATGACTTAGTGAAGGTCGTGCGCTCACCATCTGGCGTTAATGCGACTTTAATGTTAGATGCAATTTCTATCCCGCTTGCGGCTACGGCTACCATGAACGCCATCGGCAGAAGTAGGAGATTCTAATGGACTTGAGTTACCTTGTTAATCAGATTAAGGCAACGCCCTCTGGACTTAGACTACGCCAAGGCACCGTCATAACTGTCAATGCTAACCGCACCATGGATGTCCAGATAGCAGGGGATGGTTTTACCTTGCCTTCAGTTCGATACTTGAGCGATTACGCTCCCAAGCCATCCGACCAAGTATGGCTTCTCAACGATGGGGCTGACTTGCTGGGTATCGGGATGGTTGCCTCAGCCGATAGAACGCTTGCCCCAGTTGCTTATCGAACCAGCGCCCTCACGGTCACAAAAGATACAAATACTTATGTTTCTTTCCAAGCCGACAATTCTGATGCCTACAACTGTTGGACAGTTAGCGACCCTACAAAACTTACAATCCCTGTGAGTGGTCGGTACATCGCCACCGCCTCGGTTTTGTGGGAGGGTCAAAATACTGGATATTGCTCTGTATTTATTGAAAAAGGTACACAGGAAATTGCTAGACAAGATGGTGTATTAACAACAAAACAACATGGGATGCACATGGCGGTCAGTTCAGTACCAATTACTTTCACGAAAGGTGACTATGTACGCATGGGAGTTCACCATGACCATAACCCTGATAATGATTTAATTCTCAATGTTGGAGGAGTAGACCACACAGGGTATTTTAATGCACTATCTTTAATCTACCTTGGTTCATAAACACATAGGTTATTATTTACACATCTAGTAGAGGAGTTCACAATGAACGCACAGCAAAAGGCAATGCTCGCATCTTATGGTCGCTCATTCTTAGCGGCAGTCACAGCAACTTTCATGGCAACAGGGGGAGACCTGTTCGCTCTTGATGCAGATACAGCCAAGGCAATCTTGGCTTCAGGTATCGCGGCAGTTCTTCCAGTAGCACTTCGCTACATCAATAAGCAAGACCCAATGTTCGGCAGAATTGCTGAAGTGGTAGCGGCTGAGGGAATGAAAAAACTTACTAAGAAGGCACCTGCGAAGAAGGCTGTCGCAAAGAAGTCGGCTAAGTAATGGAAAAAGGCACAGTAGCCCTATTTCTTTCAATAGCCCGAGCAGAACTCGGCACTATCGAGGGTCCAAAGGAAAATGAGACAAAGTACGGCGCTTTTATGAAGGCTAACTTTTTGCCATGGTGCGGAAGTTATGTTAATTGGTGCGCCGCGGAGGCGGGAATCAAAATCCCTAACACGGTCTCAACTTTGGCTGGGGCTACCGCCTTCAAAAAGAATAAGGCTTGGGAAGATGCAGAAACCGCAACACCTCAGCCCGGAGACATCGTTTATTTTGATTTTCCCGGAGATGGCGTGGACCGAATTAGTCATGTGGGAATCGTTGTCAAAGATAACGGTGACGGAACCGTGACTTGTTTAGAAGGAAATACCAGTCCAGATAAAAAGGGAGACCAAAGAAACGGCGGCCAAGTTGCAAAGAAAGTTCGTGCCTACAAAAAAGGTACTAAAAAAGGACTACCTCTTGCAGTTGTTGGTTTTGGTCGCCCTAAGTTCAAGGGATAGTCATGGCAGAACACGAAGTAACCCTTGGGGAAATTATGCGTAGGCTTGATGACTTGACTACGGAAGTCAAGCAAATCAATACAAATATCGGTGAGACTTATGTTCGCCGTGATGTGTATTCATCGGATTCTGCTCGAATTCAACAGGCGATGGAGACCATCACCGACAGAGTTGCAAAGATGGAATCACGCTCCGAATGGGTAGTTCGTACTGTTGGCGCTTTAATTATCGCTGCCATTGTCGGTGGCTCCATATATGTTGGGCAAATCATCGGCTTGTAGGATTTGACATACCCAACTGGGGGTGTGTATCCTCTCGCTATGAGAGGAGCAACATGACCATACAACCAGAAATCAATGAGTTCGACAATCCCGCTGTATCTTCAATCTCAGCGGAAAATGAGGGGTTTGTAGTTGATACAGACCAAAAGGCTGATTGGGCAATTCGTAAGTTAGCAGTCATTCGCCGTAAGCAAGAAGAAAACCGAGACATCTTCAAAGCCGAACATGACAGAATCACCGAATGGCTTGCAACGGTCAATACAGCCCTAGACAGAGATGCCCTGTACTTTGAGGCAATCTTAACACCTTACGCCCTCCTACAGCGCTCTGAGGGTCGCAAAACGGTAAATTTACCCCACGGCACACTCAGGACTACGGCTGGTCAGCCAAAGGTTGAGTTCAAAGATGAATCTGCTTTTATCGAGTGGGCTAAGACAAATGACCCTACACTCTTAAAAATCAAAACCGACATAGACAAAAATGCGGTAAAGGCTTTGATTACGGAGGAAGGTGTAGTAATATCAACTCAGGGTGAAATTATCCCTGATGTTGAGGTTATACCTGCGGAAACATCAGTTAAGTTCGTAACCGAGTAGAGAGAGAATCAAATGTCAGAAACCAAAACACTATCAATTGCTCAAGCCCTCAATGAAGTAATGAAGGAAGTTGGAGCAGTCAAGAAGAATGACCGCAACGCATCCCAAGGTTTTAACTTCCGTGGCATTGATGCGGTTGTAAATGCGGTATCCCCTGCACTTCAAAAGCATGGCGTGATTGTTGTTCCTTCGGTTGAGGATTACGAATATGCCTCAGTTGAAATCGGCAAGAACCGTACCGTGATGGGTCATGTAAAAGTTAAGGTGACCTACACATTTATCGGTGCTGGTGGAGATGCAATTAAAGCCACGGTGGTAGGTGAGGCAATGGATTCAGGAGACAAGGCAACCGCTAAGGCGATGTCTGTAGCCTTTCGAACCGCTCTCCTCCAAACGCTATCACTACCGACTGACGAGCCAGACCCAGACAGTCAGAGTTACGAGCGTTCAGAAAAGGTGGTAGTTGATACCAAGGCGCTCGCCAAGGCAATCTCTGAAGCATCTGATTTGGAGTCGCTCGCAAAGTTGGGCGCTTACATCACTAAGTACAAAGATGCAATTGAGCCAGCAGTCCTTGAGACTCTACGAATTTCATTCAAGGAGGCTCAGACCCGAGTTGGCACTTCCCCAGTAGTTGAAACTTCAACCACCAAGGAGTCGAGCAATGACACAGTTAGCGTTTCCTGAAGTTCCTTATAGCGGTACATCGGGTTGGTCGGGTTCGGATTCATCTGAGGAGCGAGCGAGAGTTCAAGATTCAGATGGAACCACAGGTAAGCGCCAAGTCGCCGCGCTTACCTACCTAGCCAGACGAGGTACCGAGGGAGCCACTTGGAAAGAGTTGGCTGACTACCTAGGACTTCACCATGGGTCTGCATCGGGTGTATTGTCCGTTCTCCATCTGACTGAGCGAATAGCGAGACTGAAAGAGACTCGTAACCGTTGCAAGGTCTATGTGTTACCCGAGTTCGTACATAACCGAAAAATTGAAATAAGACAGCAAAAGAAATCTTGCCCGAATTGCGGGCATCACTTCTAAATCTTGAGGAGAGAGCATGACTTGGGTAAAGATTGATGATTCGTTTCCTGACCATCCAAAGATAAAAGGATTGAAGGATGATGAGTTCAGGTTATACATGACGGCTCTTTGTTATTCGAGTCGCTATCTAACTGACGGCGTAATCCCGTTGAACATCGTTCGAACTTTCATCGAATCTCGCTCCAAGTCGTCTCGAATCTCTGCTCTAGTTGATGCAAACCTATGGGAAATCGTGGCAGACAATGTAGTTATTTTGTCCTACTCCGAGTATCAATTTACCAAAGAGAGGGTAGAAACTGAGCGTAAATTAGCCGCTGAGCGAATGGCTAAGTCCAGAGGGTTACGGCGAACAGATACCGTAACAGAGGGCGAAGTTCAACCGCCCCATACCCATCCCATACCCATACCCATACCCATAAAAGATATAAAGATAGAGAATCCTTCGGATTCTGACTTCAATCTCTTTTGGGCTATCTATCCAAGGAAAGAAGCAAAAGGCTCTGCGAGGACAGCATTTCTCAAAGCCTGTAAAAAGGCTTCAGTCGAAATCATTATTGAAGGCGCTAAGCGCTTTGCTGGAGACCCAAACCGTCAGCCTGAGTTCACGGCTCACGCATCTACTTGGTTGAATCAAGAGCGATGGGCAGATGCACCTCTGCCGCAAAGGGGCGGGGGAATGACACGAACCGAGAGTTCAGTTATGCGAGCGCTGGAGATTGCCGAGAAGTTTAGTGTTGAAGAAGGAAGGGCTATCGAAAATGAACCGTTCTGAGGTAGCCCAACTTTTTGCATACGCTTGTCTCTTTGATGGTCGCCTACAGGCAGATGAGGGAAAAATCCTTGCGTGGGATTCCGCTCTTTCGCCTGACATGACTTTTGAGTTCGCCAAGTATTTTGTGTCGGTTCATTACATGAACGATGAAAAGGTAATTGCTCCCGTATATTTCAACAAGGAGTGGATACGCCAGCGACAAAATGAGAAAGACCGAGAAGCCACCCAGCGATATATGTTGGAGTTGGAAGATACTCGGTCAAAGGCGGCAACGCCAGAGCAAGTGAATTTCTATTTATCTCAGATTCGGGAAACATTAGCGAAAGGCAAATCAAGTGCTGATATGGCAGATAGTAGCGGGGAGGTGGCATCTGACCTATGAGGATATTCCGATATGCAGAATGGCTACGATTACGGCGCTACAGACGAGCGAACATATCTGCTCTGGTTGCACAGAATCTCTATCGAGTGCGAGACTCCAATGGCAAAACCTAAACTCAAAGTAGGCGATGAAGTTCGCTTCATGGTGTTCTACCGAGCAAACTACCGATGCGAGAAATGCGGTGGCATGGCAGATACCTTTGGCTGGTCAGTTCACCACAGAGTTCCCCGAGGCATGGGAGGCTCACGAAATCCAGACCTTCATCTGCCAGCCAATCTAATCTTGCTATGTGGCTCTGGAGTTACTGGATGTCACGGCTGGGTTGAGTCCAATCGAGATAAGTCTAGGGAGCGCGGATTCTTACTTACCAAAGTTGAGTCGGCTGAGGAAATTCCATTTTTTGACGATAATGGAAAAGGATGGAAAATCTTCAACGATGGCGAGAAATGGGAATTCGACAGGAGTTCAGGTGACCCTTATCTTTAAGCCATGGATTGCCTATGCAGAACCGATGAACATGAACAACTTGTCTACCGCCTTGAGTTCGCTAACCGCCCTTGGACAACCAATGGTGAACGCGCTGGCAACAGGTGGGAACGGGCTGAGTTGGTCAAAACTTGGCGTTCCGCTTTTTATATCTTGGCTAAATCAGAACAGATGCCCGAGATGGAATGGATTTCCGTCACAGTCGAGCCTCATCAAAAAGGGGGTCGCCTACAGGATGTCGGAGCGTGTAACCCAGCGGTAAAGGCGGCAATTGACGGCATCGTTGATGCAGGTGTTTTACCAGATGACTCATCCAAGTTTATGAAGTCTCTGATATTCCTACCTCCTCAAAACGATAGGAACTCGTTAGTTTTATTCATAAGAGGAGCAAAGAAAGAGAGGAAAGCATGAACTGGAACTTAATTTTGACTGTAGTAGGGTTATTTACTACTCTTGTATTATTCACACCTATCTTCATCGCTTACGCACTTGCTTATCACAAAGCAAGAATGAGCGCAGAGTTAGAGGCGATTAAGGAAAACAAAAAGGTGTTTCATCCGAGCAACGGCGACATCAATTGGGAAGAAATCTTCGAAGGAGAGAAATAATGAGTGATATTCAGACAGCAGAACAGTTAGATGGTCGTGGATTAGATGAAGTTCGCTTGCTTACAAACGCAATGCGAGAACACCAGAATCAGATTTCAGATTTAGGTAAGCGCCGTAAGCAGTTGATTTTGCGACTCCGTAAACAGCGTATTACATACCGCGAGATTGCAGATGCCATGGGAGTTTCGGAGCAGTTGATTTACAAAATCATCCGCAATGACATTGACCGAGTTCCAGTCTATGACGAGGCGGGAAACCTAGTACGCCGTAGAGGTCGCCCAGCGAAGCCAGCGCTGTAAGCCTTTACTTAGAGAGAGTTAGGTAAAGGTTAATGAAGTTCATTGAGTTGTTTGCAGGTATCGGGGCTTTTCGTCTCGGTTTAGAAAATACTGGGCATGAGTGCGTGTGGGCTAATGAGTGGTTAGATAAACCTAGGAGTATTTATGAAAGAAACTTCGGAGAAAAACCAGACGGCAGAGACATTAGAGATATTTCCGCTGGAGACCTTCCAGATGCCGACCTCCTCGTTGGAGGATTCCCTTGTGCAACTTTTTCAACTGCGGGAAACAGAACAGGGTTCTCTTTGGAGGACACTAGAGGCACACTCGCTTTTGAAATGTTTCGCCTCGCTCGGGATAAAGGAATACCGTACATATTATTTGAGAATGTCAAAGGATTACTCAACCACGACAAAGGAAGAACCTTCGGAATTATCTTGGGAGTCTTGGATGAGATGGGGTATGACTGTCAATGGGAGTTGCTTGACAGCCAAAACTTCGGTATCCCACAGCACCGAGAAAGGGTTTTCCTTATCGCAAATCTTAGAGGAAAACCCAGACCAAAAGTATTTCCTATCGGAATCACAGGTGGAGCGAATGATGAATCGCACCAAGGCGAACAAGGAAAAAGGCAGGGGTTTTTCTCCAACATTTCTCCAACGCTCGATGCCCACTATTACAAAGGAGGAGCATCTCGACCTTATGTGATGGAGGGTTCGCCTGAGTTCGAAGTGGCTCAATGGAGGCGCGGTTACTTCCGCCCATATAAGTCAGACGGAGTTCCCACCTTAACGGCAAACATGGGTACAGGAGGACACAATGTTCCTTTCATCAAGCCCATTATGGATGTGGCTAGATTCAACAAGAGTCCAAACGGGCGAATGATTAAAGATGATGGCGACCCTATGTTCACGGTAACAGCCCAAGATAGACACGGAGTTGTTATCGGGGATGAAGAATCAGTTGCAATCAGGAAACTGACACCGCTTGAGTGTGAAAGATTGCAAGGTTTTCCTGATGGATGGACAGAGTTCTATGCAGATGGCAAGCGAGTTCCAGATGCACAGCGATATGAAAGATGTGGGCGCACAATCACGATTCCAGTAGTGGAAGCAATAGGGAGGAAATTACATGAGTTCTACTGAGAAGTTCTCTTTTGACACAATCACAGACTTTGACGACCATATCGCTAAGTCCATCCCGAATTATCATTTACTAAATGATTCAGTTCGAGACTTGTCCACATTTTACGCAAAGGAAGATTTCAGCGTAGTTGATTTAGGATGCTCAACAGGCAAACTTCTCGAATCTCTCCCGTTTGAGGGAACAAAACTGGGGATTGATATTTCTGGCAATCTGCTACCCGAGAGCCATGACGAGGTTCAATATGTACAAAAGGATTTACGCTCGTTTAAGAATTTTGGCAAAACCCCATCTTTGGTCATCTCCCTCTTTACGCTTCAGTTCCTCCCATTGGGAGACCGCCTCAATATCTTGAAACTTGTTTACGATGAGTTGGCTGAGGGTGGAGCATTTATCTGGGCTGAGAAAGTGCATGAGCCTGAAGGTGAGTTAGAAAGAATTATGACCTCGGCTTATTATGACTTCAAGCGCCTTCACTTCAGCGCATCTGAAATTATGAAGAAGGAAAGAGACCTTCGACCTATCATGCAAACCAACACTTCAATCCATAATCTAAATATGGCTGAAACCGCTGGCTTCACAGTTGGCACCTTGTTCTGGAAGTTCTACAATTTCGAGGCTTGGCTCTTTGTTAAATGAAAGCCAA